CTGGGTAGCTCCTTCTGTTGGTCAACTTGAGAACCATTGAATTCCCAATATCGACCAGCCCAAGGGCTACCCTTCTGCCTTCCTCAATGTGCGAAAAATATCCTACGTTATCGTTGTAGCATGGAAATCCGGCGCATGAGAAAAGGCCACGCGAGGGCATGTGGCCTCACACGGCCTCAGTTGATGGGCTTCACGCTGTAAATCAACCAGCGCATCGCGGCATCTTGATCTTGACTGTTTACCCCTACTCTGTGGTTTCGGAGATACCCCACAGAAGAGATTGGCTATCGGAGACAGATGTTACAAACTCAGATATGCCCGCTCGAAGCTGTAGCTACAAGGCGTGGGTTGGATCGAAACGTATAGAGTCAGTGGCGTTTCACCCGTGGAAATCCATCGTCGATTCGTTCCAAGAAGATGTATGGAACATTGTCCTTCCGAATTGCATGGATTGGCACGAAGTCGTCCATCCACTCATTCATCTTCTCACTGGCCACGAAGATGCAATCCGCATTCTCTTCGATAATGTATGCTGGACCTCTAACCTTGATGCCAGAAATTACCTTATCTTCCGTAAAGAGGCTGCTGTGATCCTTGACTTCAATATAGGCAACCGTGACCGGAAGTCGACCACCCCTATTGCACGGAATCAATGTGTAAACACCGAACACGTAAGAAGCGATTGCCATGTAGTAAAGAATGGCAATGCCGAAACAAATTAAAGGATAGACGAGGTAGGATCCTCGCACATCTCGAATGTGCCTGATCCATCTCATTGCGGCCCACATTCCCAAGACGAACACGATTGCGGCAAGCACAAAGTAGAACCCCTTCAAGAACAATGCGATGATCCACGGTATCTGAGCAATGGCGCTTAGTACCAGCACAAGAGATACTACCAGCGCACCGTACCGGACGGGCTCCACGAGAAAACGGTACAGGTTGAGGCGAGTTGCCCCCCGAGTCTTTGCTGTCAAGACGCGCTCGAGGTATGGCAGAACAACCACGGAAAAAATCGACACAACCAAAAACGCAATTATGACCTGCTGAAACGTCTTCAGTCCGAAGACTGGAACAGGCAGTTTTAGGTACCACTCGTACCTCGTGGCGAAGAAGGCGAGGAACAGAGGAACCCCCAGCATCAATATGGTATTCAGTGAGTTGCCGATGGCCCCAACATGATAATGTGGCAGTTGGCTTGCCTTCCGAACGCGGTATGTCAATACAAAAGCACCCAAAGGAAGGAAAACCAACCCTAGGGTAATGAGCGAAAAGACAAACCCGATCTTGATGTACTCCAGGCGCAGAAGCTCGGAATCCGTGATGCCATAGTTTCGGAGAAAGATAGAATTGATATAGTAGCCGCTGACGTAAAGAAGGCCCACAGCCAGTACTGCAATCTGCGGAATCGTCACAAGTGTCGACAGTTTCTGGCCAACATTCGTTTCGTTATTCATGTTGAATAACTCCCTTCTTACGCGAGCACGCCGCCGTATCGTCTTCAATCCCGTTAAATTCGCAATCTATCATGGCCACAAAACCTGTGGCCCAAACCTTGATACGGTCCGAACAGAGCTGCAGCAACCCGGTGCAGTGTCAGCGTACCAAACAACTGGCTGTCCCGCAACAGTTTTCGGATGTCATAGTCTTGCAGGGTGCACACGCGGATCGTGGCACTGCCGTCTTGTACTTCGGCAATGCCAGATCGCATGCGAGTAAGGTGTTGCTAAGGCGTTAGTTGGGGCGCACGTTGCCGCGTCATAACGAAAGCTCCGCAATTCCTACACTCTCGCCGCTGCATAATCTGGCCATCCAGCCGGCGTAGGGTGTAGACAACTTTCAGATGCCTGCAGCCGCAACTGCGGCATTCCAAGCCCACGGCCCGCTCCGCAGGTGGCCAGACTTTGCGTTCGTTCGCGTGCCCGTTCATCAATCCTTCCTCCGCAGATCATCCTGTGTGTAGCGTTTCCGGGAGCGGCCGGCGGCGGTCTCTCCGGGGGCCTTGACGCCGCACATCGACGCCGCGGCGGCGCAGCCGACGAGACAGTCGAACCAGTGGTTGTCCGGGCGCGTCGGGCGCGGCGACCATTCGTGGACGACCCGGCCCAGGGCGGTCGTCTCGACCCATGTCTCCGAGTGGGCAACATGCTCGGCGAACAGTTCGTGCTCGCGCCCGTCGCTGCCGAAGAGGCTGATGCAGCCGCGGTCCCCGGCGGCGGTGAGCAGGCCCGAATGGACGAATGTCTTCCAGTAGTTCACGTCCGTCAGCACGTGGGGGAACTCGCCGGTCCTGCGGACGTTGGGGATGTACCAGTAGTGGCCGTGCACCTCGCCGGGGTGGCGGGTGTAGGTGCTCAGCGGCTTGCGGCCGGCGCGGATGCCCATGCCCTTGGCGAGCATCATGGCGTTGCCGCCGGCTTTGCGCTTCACGTCGGCGACGATGCCCGGCTTGTAGCCCATGTCCACCAGCAGCCGATCGATCTTCATCAGGCCGTCGCCGCGCTTCCATTCACGCGACAGGTACGTCGTGACCAGTTTCTCCAGACCGGCGTGGATCGCCCCGTCGGTGCCAGCGCCGGGAAACGCCCGCCCAAGCGTGCGTGTGGCGGTCTTGAGCGTAAAGCCGTGCCGCCTCTGTTGCGGGAACGTTCCGTAGTCGATCACGTAGCCGGTGAAGTTCTCCTCCCACGCACAGACGCAATAGAACAGCAGCCGGTCATGTACGTCGATGAACATGGTCAGTTTCGTGCAGGCCTCCGGCACCTCGCTGCGTTTGCGTCCGTTGATCTTCTCGCAGACCTGATCGACGGTGACCACCTGGTCGTTGATCTGCTCGGCGACCGGCTCATTCTGATACTCGCTGGCGAAGGCCTCGGGACCGACCTTGAGCTTCAGGTTCACCGCGTGCTGGATGGCCGAGGCTTCGGTCCTGCTGTCGTAACGGGCGGGCCAAGCGATGACCGCGCCGGCGTCCATCGCTTCGCGGTGGCGACGGTAGAACTCCGTCGCGGCGGCCGGTCCCCGCGAGCGGCGGATGTTGGCGTACTCGTCCCAGAGTTTCTCGTCGGTGGGGAAGGCGTAGACCAGCTTGGTGCACTCGCTGTCCCACTCGGGGTTCTTTTCGTGGTCGAGCACCTGGTCGGCCAGGTCGCCGTCGTAGATTTTCGTGCAGGTCAGTACGGCCGAGATGGTCTCGCCCGGACCGGCCATGCCCAATACGTCGCCGTTGAGCAGTTCCATGCGGCGCTTGGTCTGTGTCGGCGACGCCGCCGACTGGCGCGTCTGCGGGTCGTCCGTTCGCGTCAAGACTGGTCGTGGTGATGATCGACCCGCACGACGGGCTGATCTCGTAACCGTCATCTCGCAGCGTTTTGGGGAGATGTTCTTTCTCGACGGTCGGGAAGACCAGCTTCTCCTGGCCCCAGTGAACGTGGGTCAGTTGCCCCTGGATGTGCTGTTGAAGCTGCCGCTTCGAGCTGTTCTCCAGGCATCGCAGCGGGTGGACCGCCTCGGGGAAGTCCGCCAGCAGCAGAGGGTTTTCGATGATGTGTTTCTTGATCGGCAGCAGCAGTTCCTTCGCGCGGTCGTCGGCCGCACCGATCAGACAGACGAACGGCCGGTAGCCGTAAAGGACCGCCCACAGCGCCGAGCATCGCGCCAGCGTGGTCTTGCCGCTTCCGCGCGGCATGGCGAAGGCGAACAGCCCGCCGTCGCGCACCGCCTTTTCGATCCGGCCGATGACGCGAAGGTGATCATCCGACCACGCCCGGTAGAAGGCCGAGGGGAAATAGGTCTCGCAGAACACCCGGAACGACTCGCCGCATAACTTCCGCCGGTCGTAATCCTCGATCTCGGGGACGGGATGGGCATCCTGGGACGCCTTGGTCGCGGCGCGGTTACGCTCGGCCTGCCTGCGCCGCGCCTCGGTGTAGTCGGCCTTCGGCGGCCGGGGTCTGTCCAGCTCGTCGGCCAGCCAGCGGGCGTACCGCACCAGATGAATGTGCGTGCCGTCACCGAACTTCAGCGCCCCGGCATCCATCTGGCGGCGCAGGCGCGAGCGGGTCAGCACCACGCCCAGCGGCGTGGCGTTGATCACCTGGAGCAGGTCGCTCCGCGTCAGCCTGGTCGGGTCAATCGCCATCGTGTTCCTTCAATCGCCGGTTCAGCCACGCGGTGTAGTGCACTAGGTTGATTCGCCCGTCCGCCGCCGTAGGTGCGCCGGCCTCGACGTGTTGGCGGACCTTCCGCTCGGCCAGGCCCAGCAGCCGGGCGAGCTGGGCGACGGTCAGCGCCGCCGGGTCGGCCGCCCCCGCGCCGCCGGTCGGCTCGAGGGGTGGAGAATTCCTCGAATAATCTTCGCGATTAGCCATAACTCTTTACTTCTCCGTGAGATACGACACACATAAATCTGCCGTCCTTCCGCGAACTTGCCTTGGCATGGACGCGAAACCATGGCCTGATGGGGTCATGGAAAACAGAAAGGACAAGACCATGAAACACGAACGCGAGAACCACAAAGAGGGCCACATCATCTACCGGGCGACCGTCACCGACACGATCAACCACGAACAGGTCGGGCGGTTCACATTCAGCGCCGACAGTATCGAAGAAGCGCGAGTACGGGGCTGGCGGATCGCCGGTAGCCGGTTCGGCGACGATATCCACGTCCGCATCGAGCGGATTTCCAAGTAACCACCAACACGAAGGAGACCAACGATGAAAACCACGCGAATCGAGTTCGAAAGCGACGACAAGGAACGCTTCGCCACCGTTCGACGGCAAGGCCCATACCTGCTGGCCACGTTGTTCAGTCCGGAGACGCCCGACGGCAGGAACCATTGGATCGGGATCGACGACGAGGACGACATCCGTTCGGCCGCCGACCTGCTGTTCTGCTTCCTCGAAGGTCACGACGGCACGAACTCGGACATCCACGACATGTATATGCGGCTGCTGCCGCTTTCCGACATCTGACCCGAAGGAGAGACGACCGTGAAACACGAACAACCAGAAACCGACGACGCGAGGATTCTCACCGACGCCATCAAGGACAACCTCAGCCCGAAGGCCGCTGCGGCGATGGGGTGTTTTCTGCTCGACGTGAAACTGCCCATCGGCGACGACGACGTCTGGCGAGAATTGAACTGGCTGGCGGAAGAGATCGTCGCCGTCTTGGGCGAAAGCGAATTTACCCGTCTCTGCGACGAGATGGGACTGTAGAAGACCGGCCCACCGGGCCCCAACAGAAAGGACAGCATCATGAAGAAGAACGAAGTGAAGATTGGCGAGACGTACCTGGCGAAGGTCACTGGCAAGGTGGTCCCCGTCCGCATCGACGTGGAAAACGCCCACGGCGGATGGGACGCGACCAACATGACGACGAAGAAGAAGGTCCGCATCAAGAGTGCCCAGCGCCTGCGTGGATCGGCGGCAACACCTGACAAGCGTGAGCGGAAGGCCGTGCCCCCGACCGACGGCGTCGAAAAGAAGGCGAAGCACCTCAGCGGACTCGACGCCGCCGCGAAGGTGCTGGCATTGGGATCTGCCTTGCCGATGCGATGCGGCGATATCGTCAAGATCATGATCGACCGTGGCTACTGGCAGACCAACGGCAAGACCCCGGCGGCGACGATTTACGCCGCAATTACGCGCGAGATCAAAACCAAGGGAGACGCCAGTCGATTCCGCAAGGTCGAACGCGGCAAGTTCACGTTGGCCAAGTAACATCTGTGTCACGCCTTCACCTCCGCAACAACCCCGGCATCCGTCGGGGTTGTCTCGGTCGTCGCGACACGCTCGGCCTTCTTTCCGGTGAACTGTTCCCAGCGCTGCACGATCACATCGCAGTAGAGCGGGTCGAGTTCCATCAGAAACGCATGTCGCTCAGTCTGCTCGGCCGCGATCAACGTGCTGCCCGACCCGCCGAACAGGTCCAGCACGTTCTCCCCGCTCAGTGACGAATACTGCATCGCGCGGATGGCCAGTTCGACGGGCTTCTCGGTCAGGTGAATCATCGACTGCGGATTGATCTTCTTGACGGACCAGACGTCCGAGACGTTGGCCGGACCGTGAAAGACATGGGCCGCTCCCTCCCGCCAGCCGTAGAAACACCACTCGTGATTGCCCATGAAATCTTTTCGCGTCAGGACCGGGTGCTCCTTGACCCAGATGATCATTTGCGAAAAGTAAAGCTCGCAGTCCTTCAGCGCGTTGGGGTAGTTCCAGATGTTCGAGTAGCCTCCCCAGATGTAGTAGGCTCGCCCGGGCAGCAGAGTCCGCTGGATGTTGCCGAACCACGCGCGGAGCAGACGCGCGAACTGCTCGTCGGAAATGAAGTCGTTGGCCAGCGGCCGGTCCTTGGGCCGCATCTTGTCGGTGGTCGCGTGGGTCTCGCCCCGGAGCTTGGCGTCCATGCCCTGCTGGCCGGTGTATTTCTTCGCGGCCCGGGCGGTCGCCACGGCGTTGTTGCTGCGGGGGGCAAGGGAGACATTATACGGGGGGTCGGTATTGACCAAGTGCACCGGCCGGCCGTCCAGGAGGCGGTCCACGTCTTCGGCCTCGGCCGAGTCGCCGCAGAGCAATCGATGGTCGCCGAGGATGTACAAATCGCCCGGCTGCGTAACGGCCTCGTCCGGCGGCGCGGGCACATCGTCCGGATCGCACCGGCCGTCTTGGACGCCGGGATCGAGCAGCCTGGCCAGCGCCTCGGCGTCGAAGCCCAGTAGGTCGAGGTTGTAGTCGGCCGCCTGGAGGTCCTTCAATTCGATAGGCAGCAGCTCGTAATCCCAATCCGCCAGCGTGTTCGTCTGGTTATCGGCGATGCGATACGCCTTGATCTGTTCCGGCGTCAGATCCCTGGCTATGTGGACCGGCACTTGAGCGAGGCCCAGCTTCTTCGCCGCCTTCCATCGCGTGTGACCGACGATGATGACGTTGTGTTCGTCAACCACAATGGGCTGGCGAAAACCGAACTCGCGCAGACTCACCGCCACGGCGTCCACGGCCTGGTCGTTGATACGGGGGTTGGCCTCGTAGGGCCGAATGTCGTCGATGTTCATCAGCTTGACGTCCATGTCATAATCTCCTGATCAGGGGTGTTCGCTATCCGCAACAAACAAAAAGCCGACGCGCGACTGTTCCCGTCGCGGTCTCCTGTCAAAACGGCGGTGAAGGAACCGTGCCGCGTTTCCTTCACCTTACTTCCTTCACCCCCCGTCTCACGTACACGCGAAGGCGTAAATACACGTGCGCGAGGGGGTGGGGGTGAAGGAGGGAAGTAAGTACGTAAGTTGTTGTTTTTACTACACATCTTTCTTCACCCTTCCTTCACCTTCCTTCACCTTCCTTCACCATACTTCACCCTCATAAGTCCGTTTCGAGGGGGCTTCCTTCACTTCCTTCACCTTTCTTCACCTCCGCAAATCAGCCGGTAGACGATCCCCGTCCGTCCGGTCGTCTGGACTTGGGCAGCCGTGACGTCACCTCGCTGCACCAGAGTTTCAATCAAATCCCGGAAGTCCCTGGCCTTGATCTTCATCCGCTTGAGCAGCACCTGGTGCGACAGCTGCCGCCCCGGCGCGTCTCGCAACTTCTCCATCACCTTCAGGCACTCGGCGTGAAAGGGGTTGTCCGCCACGTGGACCTGGGCCATGAACAGCATGCGCCGGGTCTGGTGCATGACGAACCGCGACGCCCAGCGCACGGACTCGACGCCGATGCGGGGCGAGCGGTGGTTGGCGCTGATGGCGTGCAGCAGCGCCAGCTTGCGGGTCTGTTCGCTGACCCGGCCCCAGACGGTCGTGCCCACCGGATCGCTGCGGGCCTCGGCCCGGGCGTATTCGCTTTCAGCTTCTTCTCGCGTCTCAACGAGCAAGGCCAGCGCTTCGGCGGTCTGTTCGACGACGGCCGGGCCGGGATGCCAATCCCGAAGATTGCCGCCGCCCGGTCGGTAGTCGGCCCACCAGTGTGCGGTCTCCACAATGCGGGACGGCAACTCGACGATCCTCGGCTCCTGGCCCTTGCATCGCTTACCGGCTTCAAGAATCACCATGCGGGCGAAGAACCCGTTGGTCAGCATCCGCTCGGACAACGCCTCGTAGTAGTGGTTCGGAATGGCCGTGCCGAAGATGACCAGATTCGGCTGGTCGATCGCGCCCAGGGACTGCTTGCCCGCCTTGCGGCGCATGGGGAAGACGCTGTTGGCCGACGAGTACATCGTCAGCAGCGTGGACATGACGTTCTCGTGACGGGCGTCCCGGGCCTTGTTGATCGACTGGAGCATCCCGTCGATCTCGTCGGTCTGAAAGAGCATGCACGGATTGATGAACAGCGCGTCCTGAACGCCCTCGCCGGAAGCGAAGCGGTCGCCCAGGCAATCCGACAGACCGACTTCGTGGACGATCCGGGTGTTGATTTTGCGTGGCCAGTCCTTGCCCGCCGCCGAATGCGCCAGGCCCAGCAGGTAGATGTTCGTGCGGTTATCGCCCGGATCGCGGACACGCCGACCGGCCAGGAACGCCTGAAGCGACAGCGCCCCGCAGAACGCCATCACCGGATTGGGATACGGGGCGGTGGCCAGACAGTGGTCCATCACCTCACCGACGAATCCGGGGACGCGGAGCATTTCGTCCGGCATCGGCCCGGGATCTTCAACCGAAGGCTGGGGCGCGTCGGTTTCTCCATTCGCGCCGAAGATCTGCTCGTAATGGTTCTCGACCAGCGCCACCGAGACCGCGTCCGGTTCGTAGCGTGCAATGCTGGCAGCGATCTTTTCGACCTCGCCTTCGCCCAACGGCGGGTCGCACCTTGACCGGTTCGCCTGCCGCAACGCCGCGGCGATCTCATCGGCGGACATGCCCATGCGGCGCATCCCGCCGCCCAGTCTCGCCAGGGTCGCGTTTCGTTGCCCGGTCGCTATTCGGCCCGATCCGTCGTCGGAAGTTGCAACCTGCGCCAACGTGGTGCGACCGGCGGCGATCCGGTCGAGACGTTCGACGAGCCAGCCCGGCGGTTCGGGAAGCTGCCCGGGTGGAACATCCAGTTCCAGTGTCGGCTGCCACCGATAGGCCCGCCCATCTTCGCGGATCGAGGGGGGCACGACGATGTAGCCGCCGTCGGTGCGGGTGTCGACTTTCGGGGCGAGCTTGCCTTCGGTGCAGCGCCACGCCTTGCCCGCAGGGCGGCGGAACAGGTGATGTTGCCCGCCCCGGGGCGTGATAGACATTGGCGCGACCGCCAGGTCGAGCTGCTTTTCCGGCTCGTCCAGCCACGGGTTGGGCCGACCGTCCATGGCGTCGGCGTCCACGACCAGCATGCCCGCGGTCGCCATGCCGATATTGGCGCGGGGGTGTTGCCGCCACCACTCCTCGATCTTCGTCGGGTCGGTCGTGGCGTCCAGGAAGCCGTGCTCCGTGAGCGGCACTTTGCCCCCCGGCGCGCAGGCAAAAACGGCATAGCCCAGTTCGGCATACGCCAGTGCCGCGTCCAGCAGGATGTTCGGTTCGTCGGGCATCAGAAGGGAATTTCATCCTCCGTGTAGACGTATTCAGGTTCGCCCGCGGCCAGATCGCCGCCGGTGACGGCCGGGGGTTTCTCGCCAAGGGCGTATTCGACGATGCGGTCGTATTTCTCGCCGGTCACGCTGCGGACGGTGATCGACTGTGCGGGCGCGAGGCTTCCGGCTTCGGCCAGTTCGACGGCCTCCTCGGCCGTACCGGGCACCGGATCATCGCTGCGCTTTCGCCACCATGCCTCGGCCTTGGCGCGGGCATAGCCGGTGTGCTCGAAGCAGACCCATTCGGAGAAGTACTGCTGCCAGCCGACCTGATATTCCACGCGCATGCTGCGCGGATGATCCGGGCCAGCGTCGCGCTTGACGTGGACGCTGTAGTACGTGTCACGAACGTCATATTCGGTGTTGGTGGCCTGGCCGGAGAGAATCCCGTCCGAGGACGCCGTGGCGTCATGCCGCGTTCGCTGCGGCGGCGGGAACTCATACCCGCACTCGGGGCAGACGGCGTAGGCGGCGTGGATGAGGGCCTGACACTGCGGACATTCCTTGGCCGGCGCTTCTCCGTTGCCCTTTTCCGGTTCGCTGATGCGGATCGCATCGACGGGGCCGTGACGCAGGACATTGCCGCCGAAGTCCAGGACCAGGCAGTCGGCCTTGCCTTCGCACAGGCGAAATCCACGACCGACCATCTGGTAGTAAAGTCCCGGCGACATCGTCGGCCGCAGCATCGCCACGCAGTCGGTGTTCGGCGCGTCGAAGCCGGTCGTCAGCACGTTGACGTTGCAGAGGTATTTCAGAGGCTTGGCCTCGCCGAACAACTCGCGCCCGCCCTGGCGCTTGAACCGCCCGATCAGCGCGTCGCGCTGGGCCGTCGGCGTCTCACCGGTGACGAATCCGCACTCGACGCCGTGCTCACGGCGAAGAATCTCCACGACATGCCGACCGTGGTCGATTCCGGCTGCGAAGATCAGGACGGAGCGCCGGTCCCGAGTTTGCTCGATAATCTCGGCGCAGGCGCTGTGTACCAGGGAGTCTCGATCCATCAGGTCCTCGACCTCGGAGGCGATGAACTCGCCGCCTCGGATGTGCAGGTCCGACGTGTCGGCCTTGGTCACACCCGCCTTGGTCCGCAGCGCACAGAGGTAGCCGTCGCGGATCAGTTCCTTCACGCCCACGTCGTAACAGACGTGATTCAGGAAATGGTCATCCCGGCAGATCACCCCGGACGTCATGCGAAACGGTGTGGCCGTCAGGCCGATCACGCGCAGGGGCGGATTGACGACCTTCGCTTCGGTCAGGAAGGTCCGGTACATCCCGTCGCCCTCGGGCGGGATCATGTGGGCCTCGTCGATAATGACCAGGTCGAAAGCTTGCTCGCTGCAAAGGTCGGCAGCGCGGCGATAGACGCTTTGAATCCCGGCCACGATGACCGGATGTTCGGTGTCGCGGCGTTTCAGGCCCGCCGAATAGAGACCGACGTGCAGTTGCGGGGCCATGCGGTCGAGCGTTCCGGCGGTCTGAGCCAGCAATTCCTTCACGTGCGCCAGCACCAGGACGCGGCCGCCCCAGCGCGAAACGGCGTCGTCGCAGAGCGTTGCCATCACCGGCGTCTTGCCGCCGCCGGTGGGGATCACGACCACGGGATTGTCGTCGCGCCGGCGCAGATGGTCGTAGACAGCGGCCACGGCCTCACGTTGATACGGTCGCAGTGTCAGCATGCTTCCTCTGTTGGTGTCGTCGATTGCGGTGCCATTCGTGGACGAGTCGCCGGTCGCGGATGGGCTGACACGAGGCGACCAGCGCCTTGGCGAACCGCAGCGTCAGGTCCATCTCGGCCGCGAAGGTCCTGGCGTAATACACGCGGAACGACCACAGCCGGAACCTGCTCTCGATGGAGGGCCAGTCCTCAGTTGCGGTACTCGCCTCCGCACAGGGGGCATCGCGTAAGCGGTAGTTGTTCAACTCGCACATGCAATCGGCCTCCGTCGGTTCGTCGTCTCCTTCGCGTGATCAGAAGGTCGATCTGGCTGTCGTCCTCATAGACCCCGGCGTGTTCGAGCGCGTCGAGCACCGGCTTTTGAATGTTGTCTAGATCGCGCCTGCGCCTGTCCGGAGGGAACGCGTCCATGCACAACGCGATCCGCCCGCCCGACGGCGGCTTGCGGGGACCGTTGCCGCCCAGCAGGGCGCAGACCTCCTTGCGGTACGCCCGGCCCTGGCGGCTCAGAAGCATCCGGCCGTTAACCATGCGCCATGTGCGGTTGACCGAGGGTGGATACGGCAGGCGAAGATCAAGCATGGGCCGGCCCCGCCGATGGTTCGACGCGACGGCCTTGGGCGATGCGGTGGACGTCCTGGTCGAGCTTGATGTCCAGGGCGTCGGCGATCTCCAGGATTCCCCGGGCCAGGATGCGCGATACGTGCTTACGTGAGGAACGGGAACCCCCGCAGACGCGGCGCGGCGTCCAGGTTATCTCGCACGCGTCGGCGACGGCGCGGACGTTGTTATCCGAGCAGGCGAAGCCCAGTTCCTCGCCCGCCTGCCGGGCGACCGCCGCATACGACGGCCGCTCGGCGCGGATTTGCTCGCTGTGGGCGTCGAGATACTTCGCCAGCGCGATCAGTTGCCTGTGCGTCATCTGGTTACGCATGTGTCGGCCTCCTTAGTTCCGCGCCCAGGGCGGGGTGTCGGTTGTCGCCTGCTGCGGCTGGCCGGAGGCGGCTTCCTTCTTCTCGAAGCCCTTGATCTCGTTGGTCAGTTCGCCGTTGTCGTTGCGCTTCTTCACGCGGACATTGACCTGAAGCGGCAGGTTATGCAGCTCGACACTGTCTTTGGGCTGCATTACGCCGACCGCCCGGCAGATGGCCGATAGCTCGGCCCGCGCGATCTGCACCGTCGTGGCGTTGGGGTTGTCGAGGTTCAGCCGCGCCCAGAGGATGCGGCCCTTGCAGGAGCCTTCGAGCACCTGGAACGAAAGCTCCAGGTAGTTGCCGACGCCGCTCTTGGTGGCCTTCATCTCCGAAGCGATGATGGCGGCCAGGTACTTCCCGGCCGGGATCGGCTCGAACGCGACAGCCGGGTCCACTTCGTTTGCGTTGAAATTGCCCAGGTTAGCCATGAGTCTTGTCTCCTTGGTTGGTGGTTGCGGTGACGAATCGCGCGTAGGCGCTGTAATTCAGGGGAAGTTCATCCGGCAGGTTCAGCCGGTTCTTGGCGACGTGGGCCGGGCGCTCGGTGGTGTAGATGACGCGCTCCCCGTCGCCGACGGCCCGGGTCTTCTTGCGGTTGAAGCCCTCGTCGCTTTGACGTGTGTAGACCTTGTAGGTGGCGAACAGCACCTCGTCGCACCATTCGGTGATCACGGCTGAGGCGTGCTTGTGCAGACGCGGGGCGTAACGGTCGTAGGCTTCGTTGGCCGGATCGTCGAACTTGGCGATCATGCTGTGGGCCACCAGCAGGACCGTCATGCCCCGCTCGCGCCGCAACGCGTCCAGCCCGGCCAGCACATCGCGCCAATGGTTCAGCGCGAAGACGTAGCCCTTCTGGTAGCCGATGTCCTCGATGCTCTCGACCATCTTCCGCCGGCAGACCTCGGCCCAGATCATCCGCTCCAGCCAGTCCAGCGTGTCGATCACCACGGTGCGATAGTCGTGCTTCTCGCGGTAGAGCGTCGCCAGCGACTTGATCACGTCGTCGAAGCCGGCGGCCAGCGGAAACTTGTCGCAGTCGATCTGACCCAGCCCGTCTTCGGTCTGGATGAAGATGGGTTTGTCGCTGTTGGCGGCGAACTGCGATTTGCCGATCCCCGGCGTGCCGTACAGCATCACCCGCCGGGGCGCGGCCGTCCTGCCGTGTTGAATCTGTTCCATGAGTGTCATGCGCGTCCTTTCCGATTGAGTGAAGTCATATATGGGTTTCTCCGAGGCCGGACTTGTCCGATTCCAAAGCGTCGATGTCGAATGCCTCGCGCCCAAACTCGTGGATGAGAAAACCGGTGAAGATGCGAGCAATGTCCCGACCGACCTCGGTGGTCGCGTCGATCACACAGTGGCCGGTGTCCTTGTCGATGCGGCAGGCCGCGTCCATTTCGGCGCGGGCTGCACCGTGCAGGCCCTCCGCCGCCAGGACGGCGAGAAGAAGGCTCTCCTCGACGTCCCGGGGCGGAACCTTGCGGTCAACGCGGTAGCGGTAAATGGTCGGTATCATCGGATTCCTCTGCGATTGCCGGGTCGTTGCTTCCTTCACTACCTACCGCCGCAGCAGCGGCCCTGTCCGGCGCTGATGTTCACACGTACTGGTTGAGATCGGCCTCGATGAACCTGGCGCGAATCTGTTTGATCCGCTCGTAGAGGCTGCTGCGCGACATGCCCGTCTCGCGGTGGATTTCCGTCGGGGTCTGTGACCGGAGTCGCTCACACAGATCGCGCAGGTCGTTGGGCAACGAGGCCATGACGTGGGCCGTGTCCATCGCCAGCTCAAGCGTCTCCTGGCGACCGCGGGGAGCCTGGCAGGTGTGAGCGCGGGCGCGGTCCTCGCTGATCGTGGTGTCGCGTCGGACCCAACGGCCATCCTCGTCATGCACCCAGTCGTCCAGGGAACACTCGTTACGCCGCGAGTCGCGGCAGGCGGCATGGCGGTGCTTGATGAGACCGGCGATGCGGTTGTCGATCAGGCGGGAGATGAAGGTCTTCATCCCGGCGCGACCGCCGTTGAACTTGGGCAGACGCTTCAGCACGTCCCGCATCAGTTCCTGCCGGATGTCGTCGAAGTCGTCCTTGGTGAAGCCCTTGGTTCGGATGACCTGCCTGGCCTTGTAGTGGGTTCGTTTCATTGCGTACTTCAGAATTCCGTCGTGTAACATTGCGTGCTCCTCGTGGCCGAGGAGGTCGCGCGGGTGTCGACGGAATCCGCCTGTGGCGTAGGGCAACGAGAAAAGGCGCTGCGAGTTCGCGGAACTCCGCGACACCCGCAACGCCTCGGCTCAGCCTCTGGTTGGTTGCCTGATGTCTAAGTTATGCCTTGTGCCCTACGCCGC